GACACTAGCAAACCCGAACCAATACCGGGTTCAAGCGCACAAAGTACCGGTGGCGGTGGTGGCAATCAAACAAAGAAAATGAACATTGGCAAATAAAATGCCCAATGATTTCAAAAAGATGGTAGCATTGTTGCAAAGTTACACTGCAAGAAATTCGCCGAAGCGTGGGCGACCTAAGACAATAAACGACATTGACCGAACAAAAGTCGATGAGGTAATCCATGACACAAAACTTAATGATGGTATGCGAAGCTCAACTCAAAGTCGAGGCGCAAGGCATTACAAGCGGAAAAATTGAAGCTACAGTCACTACATGGGGCGCACGTGAAGGCGCTGATGGTAGACGTTTCAATTATCAACCATCAGGCTTCATGGAATGGGCCGAAACATTCGCCAAAGAGGGTAGACCCTTGCCGATGTTTGTTAATCATGCCGCCGATGCAATCCCGGTGGGCGAATGGACATCATTTGAATTTACCGATGAATGTATGATGGCAGAAGGCCGTATTTATACAAACACAACATCCGGTTCAGACCTTTATAAAATTATGCAAGAAAGCCCCACAATGTTTGGCGGCGTTTCTGTTGGCGCTTATGCTGAAGAATATTGCATGGTTGATGCTGAAGGCAATCCTTGCGAAGATTATGAAGAAGGTTATTTTCAAATCACAAAAGGCGGCTTGCGCGAAGTGTCTGTAGTGATGTACCCAAACAACCCTGAAGCAAACGTCAACAAGTTGGAATATTTCCGTGTTGATGGCTCTGCTGATTTGAAAGTTTTGGAAACGGCTCTGCGGGATGCAGGACTTAACCGAAAGGATGCGGTTGCCGCCGCATCTGTATTCAAGCAAGTGATTGAACAGCGGGATGCTGTCTCGATTCAGCCTGAAACTGCGCCACAGCAGAGTGATTCTGATGCGGAGGCAACCACCGAAGCGGAAATTCTTGCGGCTCTTGAAGCCCGCGAACTTCTAAAAATCCTTGACACACGCCTGAAAGGTTAATCATGTCACAAGTCATCATTGAAAAATTAGACGCTATTGAGGCTAAACAAGCCGAAAGTATCGCCGCCATTGAATCAAAAATCCCTGCCGCTGTTGAAGCTGTTAAAGCTGAAATGGGCGAAATGATTGCCGCTTTGGAAGCTAAAGTTGCTTCTGTACAAGCGCCCACAATCATCAAAGCACCCGCCAAGACTGTTCGCCAAGATGTAAATCGTTCTGTGCGTGAACAACTGTCTAATTTCTACAAGGCTAACAACCGAGTGGAAAAAGAACTGAAGATGTTTGAAGACGAAAGCCAATACGGCGCTTACATGGCAGAAGCCTCTGCTTTGACAGCCGGTGGTGATGGCAAAGGTGGTCGTACAGGTTATGACCCTACATTTGTTGCTTTGCGTTTGATGAATCCTTTGCGCGGTGTTTCACGCACTGTTGCAACTGATGGCTCAAGCTACCAGTTTCGCGTAAAAACGGGCAATGCGGGTGCAATGTGGGGATATGGTATTAACAACAATACCTCCTCAGGCGCTAACCCCACAACTGAAGACACTTCAATTTGGCAACTTGTGTTGCAAGACTTGAATGTCCAGTTTCCTATCCGTACAGCGGCACTGGATGACATTGATGGCTTAGAAGCCAATGTCGTTGATGACATGTTGGCCGAATTTAGCCAACAAGAAGCTTTGTCTATGGTTCAAAATAATGACCAAGGCGCTACTTCACTGCCCTATGGTGGAAGCAATGGTTTGCGAGGCTTAGACCAGTACGGCGGTGCTAACAGCACTTATGCCGGTGGTACAAGTTCAACAGCCGCATTTGGTTCTAGTGGTACAGGTTCTTCAAGCGGTTTGCACAGCTTGGCAACTTATGACCAACTTACATCTAACGTCAACACTGTTGGTGCTAACGCTATCCAATACAAAGACGTGATCAATTTAGTCTATGCTTTGCCACAACAATATTGGACACCTGCTACCAAGTTCATGGTCAACCCAATTTTGGCTCAAGCAATTCGCGGTCTGCAAGACACTAATGGTCGCCCAATCTTCAATTCAATGGAATCATTGAACCCTGATGGCATCATTGGTCAAATGTTGGGCTTCGATGTGGTAATGAACAAGTATCTTGATACACCTTCACAAACTACAACTGGTTCAGCCGGTACTAACAGCTTGTACCCAATGTACTTTGCTGACTGGTCACGTTTCCACACAATCATTGATCGCCTGAACATGGTTATGCGCAGATATGATCAAACATTGCCCGGCTTTATAACCTTTTTCGGGGAAAAACGCTTGGCAACGAGCGTGCGTGATCCTAATGCGGGTGTGCGTTATCGCTCAACAGGAACAGCTACATAATCTCCATGTAGTTGCCATTGGCAGGGGCTTCGGCCTCTGCCCTTTTTCTAAAAGGAATCACCATGACTGTCACCAAAAAAATCCTATCAGCGATTCAAGAAACCATACAAACTGGCGCATCTGTAAAAGTCGATTTGCGTGAAGCCTCTGCGCTTACTGGTTCAGGTGATGGTGTAGGTGGTCGCACGTTCTTTGATAACGCTTTTGCGGCACTGCGTTATGCAAACCCAATTCGTGAAATGTCGCGTGTTGTACCCGCCTCAGGCTCAAGCGTTCAGTTTGTTGCCAAGACAGGTAATGCGGCAAATCAAACAAATCCATTTGGTTACACGTTCACGCCTAACAGCGGTACGCCAAACACCGATACGTCTATTTGGCAATTACCAACACGTGTAATTTCAGCCCAACTGCCTATTCGTACAGCAGTCATGACAGACGTGAATTATTTGAATGAAACAATCGTTGAAGATTTGATGCTTGAATTTGCAAACATTGAAGGCGCTTCAATGGTTTTGAATAACGATCAAACCGGTTCTACTACAACTGTTAATGGTGGTACAAATGGTCTACGTGGCCTTAACATGTATTCCAGTAATTCCTCAAGTGCGGCTTATGGTACAAGCGGCACAGCAATTACAAATGGTATTCACACTATCAAAACTGTGACTGCGGCGGCATCTACGCTTGTGTATGATGACATTGTTAACTTGTCTAATGCACTGCCCGCCCAATATTGGACTTGTCCCGGTGTAGCTTGGATGATGCATCCAAGCACAATTCAAAGTCTGCGTAATTTAGGTGTTGCTACAACAGGCGCACTCAAGCAATTTGCTGAAACAGGCGATGACGATGGCGGCGCGGTGATGAATGTGTTTGGTTTCCCAGTAGTTGCAAATCCAAACATATCTCTTAACACGGCGGGTAACTTCTGCATCTATTTAGCTTGTTGGCCTAGATTTGTGACTATTGCTGATGTGGAAGAAATGACCATTCAAGCAATGGAACAGACACAGCCCGGTTTCATCACCCTATTCGCTGAAAAACGACTGGTCAGCACAGTGCGCGACCCGTTTGCCGGTGTTCGTTTGGTCAGTGTGTAATGAGCGCCACCGAATACCTACAGGGTGCGCCATTTGGGGCGCAGACCCGCAACCCTTTCAACTATGTCAAAGTTGAGCAAATCAACCGGGACAGTAGTACACCTTGGCTCACGCTAGATGAAATCACACAGCAACTAAACTTGTTCAATGACGAAAGTCAAGACGGGTATTTGCGAAGCCTCGAAATTGCCACCCGGCAAGCAATCGAAGATTTCCTTGGTTTAAGCATTTTTTCGGTGACGTATAGGGTTTGGTATGGGACAGAGTCCCTCGCGGCCTCTCCGGTGTGTTTAGACATGCCGGAAGTGAGTCAAAACTTTTACCCGGACCAATTACCGGTTTCAATTGATTCGGTCGGTTATTGGAATAACGATTTTCCTCCGGTGTTTACGACCCTTGCAAAAGTAAATTATTACTATGACAACTCAGGTAATAAAGTGATTGTTAACAGTCTGCCAACAGAAATAAACACAAGCATGACTGCCCCAATTACGATTACTTACACAACTGTAGCAAATCCACTTTCGGCTTACCCTGTTATCAAACAAGCCGGTTTGTTGTTGCTTACACACCTGTACAACAATCGTTCAAATACAACTGAAGGAATGTTGAGAGAAATTCCTTTTGGTGTAGCAACCCTTCTACGCCCATATAAACCTTTGGTGATGTGACATGGCAATAGCGCGGTTTGAGAACATTACTGTAAACCGACTGACCTTTGGTGAAAGTTCATTTGGTGAGCAGTCAACAGCCATATCTTTGTGGTTTGCTACACGCGCAAGAGTTCATTCTGTTAACAACAATGTCAGGATAAGTGACAAGTATCGCGTCTATTCTGATGTTGTTAACTTCACTTTGAATTACACGCCCAACACAAAAGAAGTTGTTGACAATCAAAACTTGTATTCAATTAACTGGAAAAACTTTGATTGGCGCATTGACAGTATTCGCGAAACCGATGACAGGATGAAAGTGATTTTAACTTGTGTCAGAAATGACCCAACTACAGCGGTATGACAACACAACAAAATCCAGTTGTTTACGGCAAAGCTATCCAGTACCAACTGGCTAACATTGTCACGCCTGTTCCCGTATATGCGACATTCAACCGCAACTACGCTACACAGCCTCAATTTTTAACATGGATGCTTCAAAATGTTCATCAACCAGTTTATACAGGCAAGTTTCAATCGGTTAAAGGCATTGATCGCCCGGTTATCCGCATTTCTGTCTTCACGCAAGTGATAGAAGATGGTTTCACAATTTCAAATCAGATATTACAATCCCTACATGGTTATAGCGGTATGTTTGGCAATCCCTTAGACGGCGGGTTCAATATCTCAAAGGCTGACGTGGAATGGCTTTACAACAGTTATGACAATGAAAACAAGTTGGGGCAAGTCTTTTTAGATTGCACCTTAGATATTCCAACATAAGATTTTTTTAAACTTTCAAAAGGAAATCAAAATGGCTCTCCCAAATAAAATCCTACCCGGTTTTAGTGCAACGCTGTATGCGCAACCATCAGCGACACCAACACCTTTGACAACAGCGGCGTTATCTACCTACGCTACTGTTTCTGCCCTTGCTATAGCAGGCAACCTTGTTCCTGTAGAAGCTATCCCCGCATTCGGTCAGGATGATGCCGTGGCATCTTTCTCTGTAGCCGGTTCGCGTCAATCTGACAAGATTCCCGCACAGTCAGCGCCTACAAGCATGACTATCACTGCGGCTTGGAATCCTTCAGACACAGTTTTGTTGTTGCTCCGTGGCGATGCTTACAACGGCACTATCGACCGCACGTTCATCATCAGCGCAACAGATGGCACTAACATTGTTAACTATGCGTTTAATGGTCGTGTTAGCCAGTGGACTGTAGACAATGCACCCGGCGCAGAGGCCAAAGTGACATTCACTATTCATCCCCGTGGCAATCAGTATGGTTGGTCTAACAGCGTCTAATCATGACTAACACGCTTAAACAAGCCCTTGAGTCATTGGCTAAAACCTATGGCTCATTAGACACTGTTGCGCAACGCTTACCCGTTGATGCTAAAGAGGTCGCTAGTGCTTTGGCTAAAGCTGACCCTACATCTGAAGACTATGTGGCGCTGACATATTTGGCGAAATACAACCCGTATGAGCCTGTTAAGACAGCACCACAAACAACAGAATAAAACATGAGCGCGATAATAAAAGACACTTCAGACTTGTTAACGTATTTGGCAACCCGTTCCGAATCCCACAAGGATTGGTTCGGGTTTACCCAACAGCGCCTAACAGCCATTACTTTGGCGCATCAAATTGCTCAATTTCATGCCGACAAAATGACGCCTGATGAGGTTGTTGACTACGCTGTAAGGCTGAATCAATCCATATACAACAAGATAATCAAAGTAACACATGACAATTTCAAATAAATTAGGCTCATCTTATGAGTCAATTCGTGCGGCGGCGCGAATCAAAACAATCAAAGTCGCTATCAATGACATGGAATGTGAACTAAAGGTTCGTGTTCCTGTTAAGCGGGAGATGGATGAAATCACCGCAAAACTATCTACACCTGATGCTGACTTGGTTGAAAAGCTGTATGAGGAAATGGCAGGGCCACTCAAAGCAACAATGGCTTCTGTAGAAGATGGTTTCCTTGAAGCCCTAAATGCCGATGGCGAAAAAATGAGCTTCACAGAAAATGATGTGATTGTTAGCGGCACGTCTGTCCGTCACATAGCTACCTTGTCAGCCCTTTGGCAAAGACAAGTAGAGATTTTCTTTGGGTTGTTACAAACTGAAACTGGTGAGCCTGTTACAGAATCGTTCCAAGAGATAGCAGATGAATTCCCTGAGGCAGTCATTAGGGACATTGTTAAGTCTATTGACGAAGCTATCAGGCCCTCATACAAAGACGCAAAAAAAAACTAAGAACATCAATGCGGCGGCAAGTGAAAGCCGCTTTGATATTTAATGGTCATACTGTAGAATCTATTGACGAAATAGACGAAGAAACCTTCACCGACATTTGCGTTATGTATGGTGATGGCGTGTTAGGCGGCAAAGCGATATATCACGCAATCGCACCCTTAACAACGGCTGTTTTTAATTACATAAGACAACCGACTTCACCGGTGTTCAAGACTGATGACTTGTTTCCTTGGGTGAATGAATACGATAAGAATCCTGATACCGAACCAACATCACAAGACAAAACCAACCATGCGTTGCTCATGTTTATGACTAACGCACCGGATTTTAAAACAGAAAGGTTCAAAAATGTCGGTTGAAGCTTCATTCAAGGTTGAAGGGTTTGAAGAATTATTTGCCGTCATGAAAGAAATTTCTGAAGAAATAGGCAAAGGCAAAACCGACAAGGTATGGCGAGAAATGTTAAAAGCCGCCATGACACCCGTGTTAGAGGATGCCAAACGCGAAGCACCTAAAGACACCGGACAACTTGCTGAAAACATTTACCTGAGAGTTCACCGCCCAATGAGGCGTGACAAAGAGGGTAAAAACTATATTCCTGGTGAAGTCTACATGGCCCGTGTTACGGCAAGCACAATACGCGATGATACAAGATACGACCTGATATTGAATAAGCGAGGCAGATTCCAAACTGTTACCCGCAACAAAAAACCCGTACCAGTATCTCAAGAATTTGGCAACGCACAAATTGGTCCGGGACACCCTTTTCTATTGCCCGCATTGCGTAAAAATTACGGCGGCATGGAAAAAATAATGACAGAACAGTTGATAAGGTTCATTGCATCTTATGATCGTTCTAAAGGCATAAAGAGGTAATCATGGCAGTTATTGGTTCACTATCCGTAAAGCTTGGCCTCATCACCGGTGAGTGGGATAAGGCTACAACAGACGCTAAACAAAAAGCCAAAGACCTTCAAAAGTCTTTTAATGAATTGGGCGGCGGTGTTAAAGACCTGAACAACCTTTGGAAACAGATGGGCGGCGGTCTGTTAGCCGGTTCTCTTGGCATAACAGCCCTGATTGCACAAACAACGGCCTTTGCTGACAAAATTCAAGACCTTGCCGAGGGTCTAGGTGTCAGCACCGGGTTTGCATTGCAATTTAGTGATGCTTTGACTAAAGCCGGTTCATCAGGCGATGCCGCCGCTAAAGTCATCTCAAAGCTGTATGAAAACATTGAAAAAGCTAGAGAGGGCAATCAAGAAACAGTTGACCAATTCCGCGCATTAGGAATCACATTCAAAGAAATTAAATCACTGCAACCTGAAGATGCCATTAAGCGTGTAGTGTCAGAACTAAGCAAAATTGAAGACGTTACTAAGCGTGTGTCTGAAATGCGAAAAATGCTTGGTAAGGGCGGCTTGGGTTTAGATGTAAAAGAACTAGATGCAATCCTACAAGGCGGCCTTGGCAAATGGGAAGAATATGGAGAGGGACTAAAACAGCTTGCCAAGGTCAAAGATCAACTGACCGCAACCATGAATAACCTCACGATTGCGTTTGCCAACCTGACAGGCCGTTTTGCTGTTGATGGAACAATCTCTGTTGAAAAGTTTACCGGTGCATTAGCGGGTTTAGCTACATATTTTGTTGCCACTCGCATCATAACTTTTACAGCGGCAATGATGGGGTTTGTTACCGCATTGAGGGCGGCGACTGCGGCGGGAATGGCTTTCAACATTATGGCAAGCGGCTCACCTTTGATGCTTGCTTTGAAGTTGGCCGCCATGGGTGCGTCTTTCATCATTTATCACCAATACTCTAGTGATTCACCTACTGACAAACCTAAACCTTCAGAACGCAGTCACAACGACATGCTTGACGGGTCGGAAAATTACCCGGTGGTTGTTGGTGATTCATCCAAAAACGATAGCGCAGACAAAGCAAAAGACGATGCGACCAAACAAGAGTTTGCGGCCAAAATCGCAATGCAATCTGAGAGAATCAAAACGCTAAACACGTTAGCATTAAATGCTATTCCTCTGTGGGATACATTTTCTAAAAGCATTGTCAATGTCGGTGTTGAGTCTAGCAATTCACTTCAACAGTTGAATGTAAGACGGGCAGAGTTGCAAGACAAATATAAAAACAGTCCTGAACTGCTTGGCCTTGAATTGGGTAAGCTGAAAGAGCAAGAAAAACAAATTGTTAGCAACACGCGGCGAAAAATTGCGGAGTTGCAATACCAACGCGAAATTACAGAACTAACACAAGAGCAAACACGCCAAGAAGGCTATCGTGCGGGCGCTATGAAGGTGTCTGAGGATGAGACAAAGCGCCGTTTAGAGCAAGCTAAAGTTATTCTGTCAATACAAGAGAGAGAGATTGACAATGCTTTTGAAATAAACAAACTTGCTACTGACGGGTCAGCCGTTATGTCACAGTTTGCTAAAAATATGTTGACACAAAGTCTTGAGACACAGCGCACGTTAGACAAGCTACAGTTACAACTAAAATCTTTGCCCGAATACATTGACATGGATGAGTCGATGTTGTCAGCAGAAGCCAAAGCTAACAATGACAAAATTGATGCCATCAAAAAGCAAATGGAGTTTGAACAAGCTAGACACGATTTGAAAATGGCTAATTTGCAGAATGAGCGCACTTACGAATTTGGCTACAACCAAGCTATGACAAGCTATGTTGAGAACGCAACTAATGCCGCTAAGACAGGCGCTGATTCGTTTAATGCGCTTACTTCAAACATGAATTCGGCCTTAGACAGTTTTGTTAAAACCGGTAAGCTTTCATTCAAAAGTTTAGCTAGAAGCATCATTCAGGACCTTATTGC